CTATTTAAGACTCCACCGCCTTCCATACCTATAGGTTCAAACTGAAATCTTCTTCTATTTGCATTTCCTGCGGGTAATGTTCTAGTGCTAACTATACTGCCTTTAGGTTCCTCACGTTTTCTTATCAAAGCTAAAATACCACTAGATAAACTATCGTCAATAATATCTTGAACTTCCTCAGATTGATTTTCATAAAAACTTTTTAAATCAAATATAGTGTCCATATTATCTAAAAGACCAAAACCAAATAAACCACCCGTAGCACCACCATCAGCGTAGTTTCGTACATTACCGCCATGATACATACCCATAATACCTTCTGGGTTTTGTTGTAGTAATTGCATTAGTAACTCTTCGTCTGTATCAGATAAAGAACGACCTTCTTCACCTTTTGATGCTTCTTCTGGTGATTTCGCTGTACTGCCTATTATTTCTTGCAGTTCTAAAGGTACACCTGACTCTAAGCTAGGTGCCGTGCCACTACCTATAGCAGCTTTTTGTTCAGGTGCTCTTCTACGGTTTATCTCGCCTACCAAAGCACCACCTAAAACGGACGCCGCCAAAGTTGCTAAAAAACTCATAAGTATCTCCTTTTGACTGATTATATATCAAACAGTGTATATTATTAAAGGTTTTTCTTTACCTTTTACTTTTATAGGTTTTACTGATTTTAAGTGATGACCACAATATTTTTCAGTTTCTTCGCCTATAAGTATGTTTACACCTGCTTCTTTTGTAGCTGATTCTAATCTAGCAGCAGTATTTACAGCGTCTCCGATAGCACTATAATCGAACCTAGTATCGCTACCCATATTACCAATTACAGCTTCTCCTGTATTTACGCCAACACCTATAGCTACGCCTATATCAGCTTTTTCTATATTTTCTTGTATTTCTTTAGCACATTCTACAGCTATTTGTTCATGATGTGGTAAATCTAATGGTGCGTTAAATATAGCCATCATTGCATCACCGATATATTTATCTACCATACCGTTGTATTTTTTAACAGCCTCTGATTGTATCGTGAGTGCTTTGTTCATAATCTCTGTTACTTGCTCTGGTTCTAGTTTTTCGGATAATGCAGTAAAGCCTCGTACATCTGTAAATAAAAAAGTACATCTTCTTTTTTCGCCACCCAGCTTCAATAAATCAGGGTCTTTTTGTAAACGTTTTACTTGTCTTGGGTCTAGATAATGTTCAAACTGTTTTTTAATTTCAAGACGTAATTTATATTGTTCTCTAAACCTTAAATAAAAAGCTATACTACCTGATATAAATTGACTAATTAATGTCCATGTTACATCTATTAATATACCTACGTCTATCGTGTAAGCCCCGTATAAGCCCGTTAAACCCATAGTTAGTAAACCTAGAACTAAACCCCAAGTTATCCCTAAATAACTTATAAACGCCCATACGAGCCCTACAGATACTATAAATAGTAATAGTTCTACAGCTAACGCATAATCAGGTATATAAGGACTATCTTGTATTAATATCGATTCTGCAAGTGCTGCTTGTATTTTATGTGGCTCAACAAGTCCAATAGGCGTAGCGATTTGCGGCATCACACCATTAGCAGTAACACCAACGAATACAAACTTTCCGTTTACATTCATTTCTTGTAAATTTGTTTGTTCAGTTTCCACCCATGATATCCATTTACGACCAAAGCTATCTGTTTTTACAGGAGGTAATCCTCGTACAGCTATTTCTTGAACACCGTTATCGTTAGTAGTAACTATGTATGTAGGTGTGTTTGTTAATATTTTTAATACTTGGGTACCGAATGAAGCCGACCAACCGTCAGGCGTTTTTAATAAGAGAGGGATTCTCCTAACAAGTTGGTCAACTTCTGTAGGTGCTATAGCAACTCCTTGTGCTACATCATCATACTCATAATAATTTTCTTTAATACCAGATGACATTATACCACCAACATCTGGTCCTTTAATAACAGTTCCTACAGTTTTAGGGTATACACCGCTGTTATTTTCAAAAGTAGCTAAAACACTAGGTGCATAAGTTAAAGAACTAGCAAACCTATTATCACCACCTAGCCTGTCTGCTTGCGGAAAAGATATAACCCAACCAACACCCATTGCTCCTGCACCTAATATTTCTAATTGTATATCAGCTAAACGTTCTCTTGGTAAAGGATAACCACCTTCTTTTTCTACGTCTTCTTCAGTAATATTTAATATAACAAAATTACCGCTAGGTTCGGGTGTTTTGATAAATGTATCAAAAGTTTTTAGTTTTATGATTTCTGTAGGAGTGCTTTGAAATAATAAAGGTAAAGATAATAAAGGTAATAATATTAAAATAAGTTTTTTCATTAACTACTTTGTCGTATAGTGATAGTCGAATCACCACCACCATTAATTTTAATTATATTAGAAACACCGTCTTGTATCAAAATAACTGTATAAGCATTACCAGAATTTAAATCTACTTGAACAGACTCACTTACTTTTCTACGCAAACTTATAGTCTGTCCAGTTACTATAGTTGTAATTTGTGTTTCAGTATCTTGACCTATTAATGTGCCTGATATGTTTACACCAGTTGCAATAGGTAATTGGTCTTCATCTTCTTCTATAGCTAAAGCGTCTAATACTTTTAATAAATCCTCTAAAAAATTTACGTCAAGATAATTTATATCTAGCTCTGTAAATTCAAGATTACTATCATCTAAAAAATCTTCATTAAGATAATCAATATCTAAATCGTTGAAATCTAAAAGAGTTACTGTCTTTGTGCTTGATGTTTCTTCTTGTGTAACGTTCTCCTCTTTAGGCGGAGATACTATCAACATATTATCGATAATATCTAACGATAAATCTAAAACTACAGGTTTAGTTGGTGCGTTTTCATAAACGTTTACCGTTGTAGCTTCATAAGGTTTATTTAATAAGACACTACCTGTAGCAGTTACGACCTCTATTTCTCCGCTAGATAAACCAAAAGCATCAGGAAGAAGTATGATTAATGAACGACCTAGTTCGTCTACTGTAGCTGTAAAATCAGTGCCACGAATCGCAATATTTGCAGTAGGTGTTCTTAATTTTATATTTTGTTTATCTATCAGATTTAAGTTGCCAGATATAAACCTAGCAGTGCCTAGAGCAAAATTTAATGACATTTTTGACTGACTAGGGTCAGGGTCATAGATATACTCATCTATGAGAAGCTGTGAGTGTTCTGTAAGTCTTACTATTGATTTGTCTAAAAATGTAATAGCCATTCGACCATTAGTCGTTATGGCTTCGTCATTACTGCGTATAGGAAAATCTAAATCAGCGTCGTAAGGTTTATCTCTTACAATTTGTGCAGAACCATTTAGTTCAGATATATCTCCAATATCAGCAGCTTGTACTTGTTCCGCCGTCGTTTTGAATGACGCAAACAGTACCACTATTACCGCTAGAAAGAATCTTGAGCCAGTCATTATCTAGTGTACTCGATTGTGTAATATTAAACGTTCTAGAATTACCAGTTTGGTCTAAATAAAAATAACCACCTGCATAACCAGAACCTGTAAAATTAACTGTATTACTATCACCGTCTACATCGACATAACTTGTACCACCGTCATAATTTATATCGAAATCAAAAGTGTTACCATCACCTTGAATTATCCAATCTAAATCTAAAGTTGCTGCTAATGCACTCGTTCCATGGTCTAAAGTAAACGTATTAGTGCTACCTGTAACGTCTACATTGTAGTTAGAGTTATCAATACCGTAAGTGTTTGTTGGGTCGCCTTGTATAGTAAAAGTATTACTATCACCATCAAACTCGAAGAATCCTGTAATAGTATCTCCTAATATATCCCCTAAAAATTTATTAGTATCACCTATTTGGTTTATATCTAAAGTCAATGTAAGACCGTCTAAGTCTAGAGCAGTTAAAGAACCTGCAGAAGAATTTAACCCACCTATAATATTACCTGAACCTAGTTGTTCTAAATCTATATTTGCTGTAGCACCAGATTGGTCAACATATATTTCATTATCAGCCCCGTATATCAGCGATGCACTCGTCATCACAATCAGGCTCATCAATTTTAATAGTTTCATTTTTTTCCTCCCAAAAACCTCTATCATAACCTATTTTGACGATTTGCAAAACAGACTCCTCTATAGCTCTTTGTAAAGCAAGAGTAGTAGGTTCGTTTTCTGCGTCCCCCATTTCTATCTCTACTAACTCTGTACCAGCTTCAATAAATCTAAAAACATCTTGTGATTGACCGTAGCTAAAAACTTGTTTACTAACTAATACATCTATTAAAACTTCACCAGTGGCTATAGATACCATACGCAATGCTACTGTAATATTATCTACTCTATATTGCTTGCTTGTTCCTATGCCTAAATATCTAGCACCTATACCACCGCTTTTAATATTTGTATCATACCCAAGAACAGCCCCCTCCATAAGAACACCTGCAAAAAGCAAAGGCATGATAGGTTTAGGTCCATCAGTTTTTTCGTTTTGTTCTCTTGCAGAACGTATTAGTTGTCTTTCTTTTGTAAGATTATCAAGACCAACTCTTTCAGCTACTCTAAAAAATTTACCATTTGATGTATGTTTTAAACTTCTAATAAGTAAATGACTTGGTGCTTGTGTTAGTGCTGTAGAAAATAATGCAAACTCACTATTGCTTTTACGTTGTCCTGTTTGGTCTGTAAAACTATTAGGATAAACAGCAACAACAATAGGAACTTTAGGTTGCGGAACATTTAGTAGTTGTTTAGATTGTATTTCTAATATATTTGGTAAACTTTTGCCTTGTATAAGACTTTCGTCTATAGGATTAATACTACAACTAGAAAGAAAAATCGCCAATAGGCAATTGTATCTCAGTAATATTTCCATCTGCATCAGTAATTTTTAGAGTTATGATTCCGTTTTCTATACTATATTCTATAGTGTTTCCCTCTAAGCTCAAAGTACCCTCTGTACTAGGTGTTTCACCAAACAAATTTTCTACAAGCTGTCTTGATAGTTGTGCATAGATACGTGACTCAAGATTTCTAATAAATCTTGCTAATGTAGTGTTTTCTTTATCTCTTTCTATCTGTTCTTGTATAGCTTTTATTTCTTCTTTTATACTTAATTTACGATTAAACTCTTGGTTTTCAATAGTCAAGTAATGCGATGATGTATTAATACCGTTAAACGATGGGTTTTTAAATTTATGAGTAATAGTATCTGCTTTTAAATTAATCGCAATAATTCCAACAAATAACACAAAACCTATAAAAACTAAACCTATTGTAAGCCTATATTTTTCTAATTCTTCTTTATTAATCTTTTCTTTGGTCATCTCTATCCGCCTTTGCAATTTTATTACTATCTATTAAATTAGGCACACCTAATATTGTTTTAATTAAAGTGTCTTGTCTAATTATCTCATTATCTAAACTACGCACTCTATCTATCAAAGCTACTAAAATTCCATGTTGTGTATCTAATTTAGTCCCTAATCTTTCTTCTATAGCGTTTATCTGTCCTGCTACTTTTTCGTCTACAACATCTAGTTTTTGTTCCATACCGTCAACAATCCTGATAACAAGTTTATAAATAAACCAACCTAGACCTATAGCAGCAGCTATCGGGAAACCAACTTCTTGTATTAAAGTTACTGCTTGTTCCATTAATAATCACCCCAGATTTTAGTTTTTTTACCTCCATCATAGTGGACTGCATGCCCTTCTTTTATTAAGACATCACAAATATCTCTACCGTCTTCCGTATAAGGTATTCCAAGTATTCTGCCGTACTTACCTTTTCCTAAAGATTTAACTTGTATTTTACCAATACATAGTTCTTTTAATCTTTCTTTTGCAGCTAGACCGAGTTTCTTTTCTGCTAAATCTCTTGTTCTAGATTCAGGTGTATCTATACCCGCAAGTCTAACACGTTGTTTATGTAATTTTACATCGAACCCTAAATCTAAAGTACAGTCAAAAGTATCGCCGTCAACTATACGTTCTAATGTTGCATTGTATACAAATGATTCTGGTGCTTTAGCCATTTAACACTTCCATCTTCTTCTAGCTTGTCTCAATCTTGAATTAGGGTTTTTTGCAGCTTTAGGAAATTTTTTCATTTGACCTGCGGAACGTGCACAAAATGATTTACGTCTTTTTGCTGCTTTACTACCTTTTTTAACTTTACCTGTCACTGCTGTTTTCAACTTACTTCCAGGATTCATACGTCTATACGCTTTAACTCCTGCCGCAGTCATACCAGCACCTTTTTTAGTAGGTCTAAAATTCTTTTTATTTCTTTTAGGCATTTTAGCCTTTTTTCTTGGCACCTTTGCTCCTTTTCTTTTTTGAAAAAGTTCTTACGTTTGTTGGTTTACCACCAGGATTTCCTGCTGCCCTTTTTCTTCTTACAGCACTCGCACGTTCTGCTGCTGTCATACGTTTAGCTTTACTTCTTGGCACGCATTTTGGATAACCACGTTTACTGCCCCCTTTAGCTGACTTACGTCCACACTTCTGAAATTTACCTTTTTTCTTTGGTGCACCTATATCAACCCAATCACCTTTAGGACCTTTACCAAACCAAGCTGTTAATCCACCACTAGGTTTTGCCACGTTTCTTCCTCTTTTTTCTAATAGCCTCTTTTCCTTTTTTAAATATACTGGCTACTAATTTTTTGCCCATCACTTTTGCCCTTTGTTCGCCGACAGTAAGTATTTGTATTTTTCTTGCAAAAGGTTTATTAATTTTTTTGACTTTTGAGACTGTTGCTCTAGCGTCTGAAGGAGTAGCGAATTTAATACGTACTGTGTCTTTCGGGTTTTCATCTGTATATAGTCTTCTCCCACTTCCTTTAGGTTTTTTACCAGTGCCTACTTTAGGGTCTTTTCTTTTTCTTTTTGGCATAAGGTGCAACCCTCTTTCCTTTTTTATTATACTTACCAGACTTCTTTTTTGCTATTGCTATAGCTGCCTGTTGTGCTCTACTTTTTGGCACGTCTTTTAGTTCCTGTTCTAGCTTTTCTTATTTGTGCTGCAGTGGGTGCACCTTTTGCACCTTTTTTTCGCATACGTTCACCAGAACCAGCTTTAATTCTTTTACGTTTAGCGTGAATATTAGCCCACAATCCTTTACGTTTTTTAGCCATTATGCTTTTTTAGTTCTATATCCTCCGCCACGTTTTTTGTAAGTTCTTACTAACCATCCATTTGCATACGCACTTGGATAAACCTTAAACTTACGTTTAGCTTCAGCTTTAACTCTTGCATAAAGTGCTGGATTAGTAGGTACTGCTTTTGATTTAGAAGACTTCTTTTTAGAAGACTTCTTTTTAGCTTTTGGCATGTTCTCTCCTTATTTACCGACTTTTTTCTGAGTTTCTTTATGAGCCTGTGTAAAAGATTTACCTTTTTTCATCATGTTTTTCATCATAGTCATGTGTTTTTTAGTATGGTGCACACCATGTTTTTTCATGGTTTGTTGTTGTCTAGGTGTTAGACCTGCCATGCTTACGCCTTTGACTGTGATGTTTTTCATGGCTTTTTTAGGTTTAGATTTCATCTTCATTTCTTTTTACCTTTTTTCATCATTTTCTTTTTACCTTTTTTCATAGGTTTAGATTTTTTCATTTTTCCATAGTGACTTGGCATTTTATCCTCCTTTTAATACTCTGTCTCTTAATCTTATCGCACGGGGTCCAACTTGTGTAGCCCAACGACTATCCATCATTTCAACCGCAGCAGTTTCCCAATCATGTTCTTCTAATGCAGTTAAAAACTTTTTAAACTTTAGTAACCTAGTAATACCTAAATTAAAGCACATGTTAGCTAAAACTCTTTGTATATCTTCTGGTAAATGTAACCACCACTCTAAATTTCTATCTAGGTCTGCTGTAACATTATCGATATCTTTTTCGAAACACTCTTTTATTCTGTCTTCTGATACTGATGTATCTACTTCTTGACCATATTCAGGGTCTGATTCTAATATTAAATGTCCTATACCAAATGTAGGATATCCAAGATGGTCTGAATATATTTTGTCAACACAACCCTCATCAAATTTTAGTTCTTCCATTAACTTATCTATATTCATAATATCTTTACTGTTGTAGACCCTCCAGTTGAAACTGAAACTACGCCCAAGGACGCTATCGCTTCTAATCCTTTTTCTTGTCCTATGTATAAATCTACCCATTCTGTACCTGTCCATAATTGTAATTGTTCAGTGCTCAGATTAAAAATTATATCACCTTTGTTAAATAAATTTAAATTTCTTTGAGTTTCATTGACAGACAAAGTAGAATCTACATCTACTGAATTTAAAGATAACTCTAATACTCTACTTAATCTGTTAAAAGTCTCTGGGTTAACTTGTCCTTGTGCTGTTGGTAATTTAGTTTCTAAAAGTTTACTCATTATCTTTGTCCATCTGGTTTTACATCTAATCTAGTTGCACCTAATCTAAAACTCATACCTGTAATATTAGTATCATCGTCATTAGATTGAACTCTTAATACGACTTGTCTTCCACGTAATCTAGTATCTAATTTTGTTGTGTTAGAAAAACAAGAAGCAGTAGTTACCGTAGTTAAATCTTCTCCTGGAAAGTTTCTTTTCTTCAAAACAAAATCTAGTTTTTGACCTGATGAACCTATTGAACCATCACCTATAAATTTTACATCAGGAATCACTCTACTAACATGTTGAAATAAATCACCCTCTCCTATATCAAAATCACTAGACTCTATAAAAACATTTTGCATAGCAGAACCATCATCATCATGACCAACTTCGTGGTTAAACACACAATTCGTATTAGTGGATATTTCATGAGTAGCTATAGGTTTATCAAAAACACCTTCATCTAACCAAGCGTTTCTTGAGAGCTGTCCTATGGACCAAACATTTTCATCATAGTTATAAACTACATATCTATCTATATTAGTTGCTCCTGATGAACAATAAAACCAACCAACCTCATCAAAAGCCTTATTAGAAAAACCAAATATTTGAAAACTTTGTGTTTCGTTTATATCATTAAAAACATAATCTTGCACGCTACATGGTAAACTTTGTACTTGTCCAGTATATGCGTAAAAACCTTTTTTGTCCATCCAAAAAATACCCTTAGGCGTATTAACTGCAGCATTAGGACCAACTAGCCCCACACCCTCATTTACTAAATTAACACCGAAAGTAAAAGGTTGTCCTATAAAGCTCAAAGAATATAAAGAAGTATCTGTCCAAACCAATGTTTCTTGTCTTGCTCTAAGTGCACCTATAATTGAAGAACCTGCTGATAAACGTATAGAACCTGCAGTATTAGTAGGCAAAGGTTCCCACTCTGTAACGTTCTCTTGGTCGCTAAAAGCTATAAGCATTGGGTCTATAGTGCCTGACCTAGATGAACCTACAATAGGGTCAGCACCAAAACAAATAACGTGTCTGTCTACATCACTAACTAAAACTTGTAGTGATACAGTGGGGGGTAAATTAGCACCTGCTAAATCAGATAATGCAACTGCTCTCGATGAGGTACCACTACTTGTGTCCCAATAAAAAACACCACCATTTCTAGCATTTAATATTAAATCTTCTCCAAAATTATCATGTGAGTATAGCCTTAATTGATTTGCAAAACCTAAAGACTCAGTCGAACCAAATGTGCCTTCACCCCAACCGTTTATACCCCACCCCGTTGAAGGAACATAAACATCTAACCCTACATTTATTTGATAAGCTCCTATAACAGAAGAACCACCATTACCACTATCACTGCTATTAGCTGTTACAGTAGCTCCAGAAGTATCTTTGGCTTCGATAGTATAACTATTAGCGTTAACTATGGTTGCGATTTGGTATTCTTGATTTAATACAGCAGCTGTTATGTTGCCACCCAAACTAGATGCACCGCTGAATGTAACGAAATCATTTTTTACTGCCCCATGTGAAGTATCAGTGACTGTTATTGTAGCATCGCTATTAGCAACTTTTGCAAAAGTAACATCGCCAGCAGATGTTGTAGACCTTATTGGCGTTATGTCATAATAATTAGTGCCTTCTAATATATAGTATTTTTGTGTTGCACCTATACCTATGTATTGGGTGCCACCAAGGGCTGTCCATGCATGTAAGGCTCTACCACGTGATATAAAACTTGATGATGTTCTTTTGACCCAGCCACCTATTTTTTCAGGTAACCCTTTTCTAAATCGAACTAAATTACTATCGAACCATCCCCCCTCATTTGAGTAAGCGGTTAGTTCTTTGTTTATTCCAGGCTTGAAAATAAATTTTTGTAAAGGCACTGTGACTCCTAAATAAAACTAGCAAATACTATTGAGCCTAGTATAAATGGATAAACCCCCCATAACAACATTTCTAATCTTTTGAACTTAGCAGAGCCTTCATCTAAACGTTTTTCTATATACTCATATCTAATAGTGCATTCACGTTCATGTGCGTTAAGTTCTACTAATGCATCTTTTACGATTTCCATTATTTATTTAAAACTTCCTCTGATTTTTCTTTAGTAGAAGCTATAAAATTATTTTGAAAAACATTTAAAGCAGCATCTACTTGGTCTAAATCAAACAACATTTGTTCTCTTTTTTGTCTTAAATTAGTTATTTGATTAGCAAGATATTTTTGTTTATCTGTCATTTCTGACTCTAATATTTCTTTATCTCCTACCATAGCCTTATTTTCTTTTTTATCTGACATAATTAACTATTATCAGTGATGTATTTTTTACCAGTAGTTATAGCTGCAACATGAGTAGTTTTTTTACTATCTGCTGCTCCTTTAACATTTGGGTCAGTATATTCTAAAATAATTTCTAAATGGTCTACATTTTTTTGCACCACTTCGTTTATTTCAGCTTGTGACCAATCTGATGCTATAACATTTCCATCTTTATCAGTCATGCTTCCTACGTGTTTTGATTTATTGCCCTTAGTATTAATATCGTTAATAAGATTAACGCTATCTGTTCCTGCTGCTAAACATTCTGTTACTGTCTGTGCCATATTATTCTCCTTTAACTTTCTAAGGTGGCGACCCTAGCTTCTAGTTCTTGTATTGCTTTTACTAATATTGGCACAAGTTTTTCGTATTTCATGCCATATTGTTTGCCGTCTCCTGATAAAGATATAGTTAAGTTAGTATTGTTATCTTTATCATATCCTGCTGCTTTTTCTAAAACTTCTACTTCTTGTGCTTTAAAACCTATATCTAATTGAGCTTCTTTATGAGTTCCATCATTAGTAATAGTATTTAAATCTGTATCAGGGTTAGCAGTCCAATCAACATAGTTAGACCTTTTATCCCATTTATAAGTATATGGTTTCATTTGTTTTACAAAATCTAAACCTATATTCAAATCAGTAAAATCTGTTTTATCTCTTTCATCTGATGCAACTGTTAAAGAAACTTCACAATTTAATTCTTGAATATCTCCATTTCCCAAAACTACTCTATTATCATGGTTAGTAAATTGCCCACCAGGACTCCCTGATTTACCTGCTCCTTTACCTAATAATAAATTATTATCTCCAGTTGTAAGGTTAGCTCCTGCATTTGTTCCTACACAAGTATTATCAAATGCTGTTGTAGCATCTTCCATAGTGTCAACACCAATAGCCGTATTATTACTAGCAGTTGTAATATTTTGACCTGCTCTTACTCCTACAAATGTATTAGTAGACCCAGTTGTTAAGTCTTGTCCTGCGGTTTGACCGACAGCTACATTTCCACCTCCTGAAGTAAGTTGTTTAAGTGAACTTCTACCTATACCAACATTATTATCCCCTGCACAATCTTGTAAGGCTTGATAACCTATAGCAACATTATCTTCACCACCTGTACCTAGTTGCATGGCTTCTCTACCTATAGCTGTATTACCACTACCTGTTATACTTTGACCAGAGGTTTCTCCCATAGCAGTATTACTATGACCAGTTGTAGTAGATTCTAATGATTTACGACCAATCGCTGTATTGTTTGAAGCTGTTGTATTTGAATCTAAAGCTTGTGCTCCCATAGCCGTATTTTCTGCACCTGTAGTATTTGCTGTCATGCAGTCAAAACCAAAGGCAGTGTTATTATTAGCTGTTGTATTACTTGTTAAACTTGAACGACCTACAGCAGTATTTCTTGTGCCAGTGGTATTAGCGGATAAACAAAAATTACCTACAGCAACAACATCATGTGCTGTGGTGTTAGCTCCTAATGCAGCATAGCCTATTCCTGTATTATCATCACCAGTGGTATTTGCATCGAGAGCTTGAAAACCAGCAGCAACATTTCTTACACCCTCCGTATTAAGAAGTAACGCTTGATAACCTATAGCAGTGTTGTCTTCTCCAGTTGTATTTGCTCCCAATACCTCTCTACCCATACCAGTATTGCGAAGACCAGTTGTATTGTTTTCGAGTGCTAAAACACCCATGGCTGTATTATCTGTGCCTGTAGTATTGTCAAATAACGCTTGATAGCCAACAGCTGTATTATTATTTGCTGTTGTATTGTTATATAACGATGCGTTTCCTACTGCTGTGAGATTAGCACCAGTCGTATTAGTAAATAATGCCTCTCTTCCAATTGCTGTGTTGTTATCAGCAGTGGTGTTATTTGCTAAAGCACTTCTTCCTATAGCAGTGTTTACTGTCCCTGTTGTGTTATCTAGTAAAGCATCTTTACCTACTGCTGTGTTTCCATCTGCAGTGGTGTTAGCACCCAGAGCATCATGCCCAATGGCTACATTATTTTTACCTGTTGTATTAGCATCTAATGCGTTTGAGCCTATAGCTACACTATTTCTACCAGAAGTTAATGCAGCAAAAACATCATCACCTAAACCAACATTGTCACTAGCACTTGATAAAGTGCCTGTACTTGCGTTTTGACTTATTAAAATACTGTCAGTAAAGTTTGTAGCATCTGCTAAAATACTTACACCGTTAATGGTGCCGCTTAAATCAAGATTACCATTCATATCAATAGTTGTAGCATTTAGTTCTAATTCAGTATCAGATACTAAATCTAAAACTCCGTCTGCTGATTGATGTATAAATGTACCAGAGTCACCAAACTGTAATTGTCTAGTGCTGTTTAATAAAATACCTGTGTCTGCTACGTGAGTAAGGGTTGTGTCTGTATCTGCACCAAAACCTAAAACTGATGCGTCAGATAAAAGTGTTAGATCATCACCAACAAAAAAATCTCCAGCTACGTTTAAATCAGTAAACGCATCAACTATAGCTGCACCAGAACCAGCTCCGTCTGAATAAACTGCTTTTACATGACCGTTGGGTATGGTTACATTAGCACCACTACCTTGTGAAATAATTATGTTTTGTGATCCAGATGTAGCATTTTCTATAAACCAAAGTTTAGATACAGTATTTGGTCCAAGTGTAATAGTGCAAGCACTATCAAGCGTGCCTGTGTATTTTAAATAAATACTTCTACCTTCGTCTGTTGATCCGTCTGCTATTGTGGTTGCGTGAGTGTCTGCATTTGTGGTGATAGCCTCAGTGCCAAAGCTAAAAGCCTCAGCAATAAGTTCAAGATTGGTGTTCGTAGAAGTTCCCCAAGTACCTGACTCATCACCAGTTGCTATTTCTTTTAATCTTAAATCGTTTGTATATGCTGCCATTTCTTCCTCCGATTTGTTTGATTGTACACTATATTTTTGTAAATATTAAGCAACTTCTTTCCAATCAGGTGTTTGAGTATCATTAATATTACTATAACCCGCACTTTGCGATGTTGATACAGAAGAGTAGTTTGCAGTTTGAGTATCGTTTACTAAGCCCCAAACATTAACAATATTAACTTCTGCTGTTGCACTCACTCCTGTAGGAACAATTATAGCTTTAGCTATAGTGCTTACAGAACCTAAACTTGTCGTTCCTACAAAACCTGTAACAGCTATGTTGTTATCTGAGCTAATTACTACCGAACCTAAGTTCGAAGCACCACTAACACCACTTACTACTACATTTGCTCCTGCAGTTACAGACTCATCACCAAGGGTGCCTGCTGTAGCTGAGCCTGAAACACCTGTAACAGCCGCACCTGCAGTGATTGCGTTTCCTAAAGCTGATGTGCCTGCATTACCTGTTACAGAAATATTAGACGATGCAGCTATTGTTTCATCACCTAGTGCTGATGTTCCTGCATTTCCAGAAACTGAAACATCAGCTGTAGCTATAATAGTTTCGTCACCAAGTGCAGAAGTTGCACTTAAACCAGTAACACTAATTAAGGCTTTTGCGACAACAGTTTCGTTGCCTAAAGCGGAAGTTCCTGCATTACCTGTTACAGCTGTAGTCGAAGAAGCTACTACAGTTATAGAACCTAAACCAGAAGTTCCTGCTAGACCTGATTGCGAAACGTTAGCATCACAAATTATTGTTTCGGAGCCTAATCCTGTAGTGCCAACATTTCCTGTTACATTTACAGTGACATTAACTACTGCAGGTTGACCCCAAGGTCCTTCTCCCCAACCAGCACGACCCCAACCGACCGACATTTAATTTACGCTATTCTAATTATAGCATTTGATGCATCTGCTGTAGGAAACTGTATCGTAAAATCCCCGTTAGTAGATGTTTTATCTCCACCGAATGCTAAAACTGCAACAGCAGGGTCACCTGAAGCACTATCATTAAATATTAGTGCACCGTTAGCAGTAATAGTAGCTGAGCTAAAAGTTAAATCAGCAAAATCCGTTAGGGCAGTTGTGCCTGAAGTTGATGGGTCAACTCTAGTGAGACTACCACCTTTTGCTGTATATCCTGTGCCACTAACTTCATTAGAAGTTGTGTATGCAGTAGTCGATGCGTCTAAAGATGCAGAGCTTGTGTATAGTGCTAATTGAAAAGTGCTACCGCCACTGTTTTTAAAATTATGTACTCCCTCTAATAATTCTTTTTTAAATGAAGTACACATAGCTTGTGTAATCGCCATTATAATCTCCTTATAATATCAGCCATATCTTTATGACCTTGTTTTTCTAATAAACCTGCTACTGTGCTTCTGTCACTTGCTATAGCCTGTTTTAAATATAATAAAACGACTTGTTGCATATTATGTTTAAATGCTTGTGCTTGGGCTTTAACCATTGGGTCAGCATTATCACTTATACTTATAAGTCTTTCCATTATTCTTTCTGTCCAATATTCTGGACTTAAACCTGTATTTTTTGTTGTTTGTACATTCACGTCTCCCATAGAAGTTTTAACATCTACACTAAACATTCATACCTCCTACGTTTAATTTTTGTTGGTCGTTTCTAGCTTCATCTCTTAGATTTTTAAATTCACCTAAAACTTTTAATGTGCTAAGTGCTTCTTGGTATTTACTTTCGTATACTGCTATCGCTTGTGGGTCAAGCTTCATAAAAACACCCCCCTCTACTAAAGCACCAAATAATAAAGCATTAGGTGCATTTTCTGATAACCAACTTTGTTCAGAATCACCAAGACTGGTTACAGAAGCAGGTCTGTAATAATAATGTAATTCCACACTAAAATTAGCGTTAGGGGTAGGAGCTACTATAAATGTATTATCATCAAACTGTGCATAGTAAAGGGGTTTGCCTGTTGTTGCTTCTTGTGGTGTGTAATCTCTTATAAATGAAACTTGTTTTAATAAAAGATATGAGAAGTTATTACTAGAATCTTTCAAAGCTAAACTAAAAGTAGATAAATAATCAGTTGGTGTAGATAAATAAGTATTACCTGATGTCATTGTACCGCCTACATTTTTTCTGAATACAGGTAATTGAACACTTTTTAGTATTCTTTCTTCAGCGGTTGTGATGAAATTATCTATATTATTAACAAAAGTTGTTTCTGTGTTATCTAAATAATCTTGTATTGCTGTTTTTAATGTTGCTTTAGTAAATCCTGCCATTATGTAATACTCACTGTAACGTTGCCTATATCTGCCGTGGCATTAGTACCCTCTAGTTTACTACCAATAGGGTCACTTTGAAAAGTCATTCCTGCAGCAGCTTGATTTGTTGTTTTAACTAAACCAAGTTGTGTTTGTGGTAAATCTACTTCTGGTCTAGGTTGGTGTAGGGCTTCAGCATCAGCAGATAGCGGTGGTGGGTTAAGTTGTGGGTGTTTTACCTCAAAGCACTCATGACATACTTTTGAATTATTCCATTCTTGCCTAGCTGTAGTATATCTATATCTAAAACCACAAGTATCGCAAATAAAATAAGCATATTTACCAGAAGCGTAAGACATTAGATATATTGCCTTTTAGGAACAATTTTTAATGGAGACCTATCTTCATCGTATTTAATCGCATTAAGTAGGTCTTGTTCATATTGTTGTTTTAATATAGGAAGTTTTTGTGTATTCTTTTTTAAACATAAATAATAAGCTAAACCTGAAGTAAGACAAGGTAGAAATCTATTAGGAACATCTATGTCTTGGTCTGAAGCGTCTATATCTTCTATTGTTCTCCACACATAGTAAACGAGTTTGTCTGTTGAGTTCTCTGGTGTTGGATATAAATGTATTACTGGTGTTGTTAATCTTTCTAACCAATATTGTGTGGGTCTAGCCTCAGTCAATTTATTAGGTATGCCTATATATTCGTTTCTATCCATTCTACTAATTCTAAAATCAGTAATAACGTTATTAACAGTTCTTTCTACGTACGCGTCTAATATATCTATATCAAAAGAGTTTATAGTATATTCATTAGTGCCTTTGGTCAAAGTTAGCTCGTTTTTAGCAACCTCCCACATCTGTATGCCTCTGTTATTCCAATCAGCAAACATGATATTTAAAGAACGTCTAGCAGTTACTGCATCATAAGACGTACGAGCTTCCAAACCTGCAAGTTCGTACGCCTCTTCGATTGCGTTAGCTACATTAACTGAAAAAGCTCTTGTGCCTGACGTTGCCATATTAAGTGTAATAAGCTACGAAAAAATCACAATTAGCTAATACAACATGAGCACCTGTTCCAAACTTCACACCATCATTAGGTATGTAGTGGTCGAAACTCTCATTAGCTGCTGAGCCAAATTTAAAATGTATTAATAGTTTAGTGTCTGTCGCACTTGTGCCATCATATATTTTAATTTCACCATCAGCTGCACTAGATTGTGCTTGTATTGATTGTATTCTTACAGGTCCTAGATTAGTTGCAGTGCCTGCATCATCACCTATAAAACCTTGAAGTTGTCCAGTTGAGGTCAAAGCCTTAGACGCTTTTACATCTGATGAACTCATAGTGTCCTCCTATTAAGCGTCAGCAAATGGTGTAACTATAGTGCCTGAGCCTAAAATTATTCCCTCTACTGCGTATTTTGCAGATGCTATAGCAGTTACTTTTACAATACTACCTGCAAGACCACCTTTAGTAGAACCATTCATTGTGATAACATCATTTGATGCACCTGAAACAAAGGTTTTACCTGTAGCGTCATCTTTACCAGTGTAAAGCCCACCAACGAACTTATCAGTTCCATCTGTTAAAATATCCATATCTGTAGCTGCAGTTTCTACTACAAAGAAGAAAGAAGCACCTAAATTATTTAATTGATTAGGGTCGCTATTATCTCCAGGGTCAGTAGTAACAATACTTGGTAAAGTAAATTTACCATCAGCGTC